AGATATATACAAGAGTCTGAAGTTGACTTAGATAAATCTGTGATTACAGAAATACTTCAAGACGTTTATCGGGAGGCCTGTGAGGTTGAGTAATGTTTATCTTAGCGGTTAAAGGATTTGAAGAGGACGGTGCTTTCTCCATCGAGAATGATGATGGGGATAAAGTTCTTTTGATATTTGAAGAGGAGGATGATGCAGATAGATATGCTGAGTTAATATCAATCGAAGATGATTATCCAGAGATGAGTGTGATAGAGATAGATGATTTCGTGGCAATGAGGGCTTGCGAAATGCACGATTACATGTATAATATAATTAGACCAGACGATATCGTGGTTCCCCCAAAGAATGATTTGTTTCAAAAAGATAAAATGGCGTAATTTGCTGTCTACTGGTAATCAGTGGACTGAGATTGATCTGAACAAAAAATCGAATACAGTTATTATTGGGACAAATGGTGCTGGTAAATCTACCATGTTAGATGCACTGACTTTTGTTCTATTCAATAAACCTTTTCGCAAGATTAATAAATCTCAACTTGTAAACGCTACAAATGAGAAAGACTGTGTAGTCGAATTAGATTTTACAATCGGATCAACTGATTGGTTTATTCGTAGAGGCATCAAACCAAATATATTTGAGATTCATCGTAACGGACAAATGATGAATCAATCTTCTGCTGCTAATGATCAACAAAAATGGTTAGAACAAAATGTTGTGAAGATGAATTACAAGTCATTCACACAAATCGTTATATTGGGTAGTAGTACATTTGTTCCATTCATGCAACTGTCAGGTTCAAATCGAAGAGAAGTCATAGAAGATTTGCTAGATATCAAAATATTCTCAGCGATGAATAATATTATTCGAGATAAGATAAGAGATAAGAAAGATGCAGTTAGAACTCTAGAGTTGAAGAAAACATCTCTCAAAGAAAAGTTAGAGATGCAACAGAACTTTATGGAGGAAGTTGAAAAGAGAGGTAAAGATAGAATTGAATCTAAGAAAAAAAAGATAGATACATTAAGTTTTCAATCAGAGGGTTGTGGAATAGCAAATTTAGTTATAGAAGGAACTATTGAAGAATTAATTAAAGATCAAGAAAAATTTATAGGTGCTAGTAAGAAACTTAAAGAGTTAGGTAATCTAAAAGGAAAGATATCAAATAAGGCATCAACTGTAAAAAAAGAACATAAGTTCTTCAGTAAAAATACTGTATGTCCTACTTGCACACAGAATATTAATGAAGAGTTGAGGCTAAATAAACTTGACGAGGCCCAACAGAAAGCTAAAGAACTACAATCTGGTTATCAAGAACTAGAAAAAGCAATAACAAATGAAGAAGAAAGGGAACGTCAATTTGTTCAACTCACTAAGGAATCAACCACACTCACGAATGAAATTTCTCAAAACAATGTTAAGATCTCTGGCTGTCAAAAACAAATCAGAGAACTTGAATCAGAAATTCAAACTATTACCAATCAACTTGAAAACAGAAATTCTGAACATGAGAAACTAACTGAATTTGACCAAAAACTAAAAGAAACTTATGAATCTCTAGGAGAGAAGAAACAAGAAATACTACATCATGACTTTGCCTATTCACTTCTCAAGGATGGTGGCGTAAAGTCCAAGATCATCAAAAAGTATCTACCACTTATCAATCAACAGGTTAATAAGTATCTCAGGATGATGGACTTCTATATTAATTTCAAACTTGATGAAGAGTTCAATGAAACCATTCAATCTCCGATTCATGAGGACTTCTCATATTCATCCTTCAGTGAAGGTGAAAAAATGAGAATCGATCTAGCACTTCTCTTCACTTGGAGGGAGGTCGCTAGATTTAAAAACTCAGTCAATACAAATCTATTGATTATGGATGAAGTATTTGATAGTTCGCTTGACGGATTTGGTACAGAAGAATTTTTAAAAATCGTAAAATATGTAATCAAGGATGCAAACGTATTTGTAATATCTCATAAACAATCTCTACATGATAGATTTGAAGACCTGATACAGTTTGAAAAGGTCAAGGGATTTAGTCGTATGACATAAATAAAATTGAAGTTCGGTAATCCGCATGATACTAGAGGAGGCATGTCACTCACTTAAGTTAGAATGTGCATTAAGAGATTTAGGTTTTGTTGACATTGGTTGGAAGTGTGTTGCACACGCAGGCATATTCTTCATTCAACCAGTGGGATTTCCAGATTATCCTGATGGAGAACTCTTAGGATTTTCTTTGACACTACCTAATACTCACGATATGCGAAGAGTTCGTTTGATGCGAACTGCAAAGAGAGCTTTAGACTATGCGACAGGTGTAGACGATTAAATTAGTGGCACAATCACTGTTTCTATTTTGTGCTGAGGAATTATAATAAGGACATATATGAGAGGTTTTGATGTCCATCCAACAAGAAATTAAATCACAACTTGCAAAGTTACTCGCTACAGAAGATTTGATTGTAGAACACAAACAAGTCGAGACTGCAAGTTTTAATGTCGAGACAAGAGTTTTAGTTCTTCCACTATGGGAGAAGGCATCAAGTGAAGTTTATGATATGTTAGTCGCACATGAAGTTGGTCATGCACTATTTACTCCATGTGAAGATTGGTTAGATAGATATCCAGAGATACCACCATCATTTGTAAACGTAGTTGAAGATGCTCGTATTGAGAAGTTAATGAAGCGTAAGTACGCTGGTCTTCCAAAGACATTCTTTACTGGATACAAAGAACTACAAGGAATGGACTTCTTCAAGTTAAGTGATATTGATGTAAATGAGATGGGTATCGCTGATAGATTAAATTTATATTTCAAGATTGGTAACTTCATTGATATTGATTTCAACGAAGAAGAAAAGACTTTTGTAAGTATGATCAAGTCAGCAGAAACATTTGATGATGTTCTTGAGTATTCAAAAGTTATCTGGGAGTATGCGAAAGAAGAATTAGAAGAGAAGAAAAAAGAACAAGAGAAGATTGAAGAGATGAAAGCACAGGTTGAGATGGAAGATGGTGATGGTGACAATGAAAAAGAGTATCAGACTACAACTCAAGGCACTGAAGGAGATTCACAAAAGTCTGATTTTGAAAATGGAGATGAGTGGGATGATGAAGATGATGGTTTAGATTATGATGATCAAGTATATTCAAAAGGTGGTATTAGTCTTGGTGATGAACCACAGGTTGAAACTGCTGAGAATCTTGAAGAGTCACTCAAAGATCTAGTAAATCAAGCTGGTCGTGAGACACTCTACGTTGAGAAACCAAATGACTTAGACCTTGATAAAGTTATCATTCCTAACTGGTATATTCATAAGGATATTGATTTTGAGTGGCGTGAAAATACACCATCAGATTTTTTCAATGCTGATAAAGAGTTTGATGAGTTCAGAGTATCTGCAAGAAAAGAAGTTAACTATCTTGTCAAAGAGTTTGAGATGAAGAAGTCAGCATCTGCATATGCTCGTGCTGCAACTGCAAGAACAGGAATGCTTGACATGTCAAAACTTCACACATATCAATACTGTGAAGACATCTTCAAGAAAGTTACAGTTCTACCTGATGGTAAGAATCATGGATTAGTATTCATTCTTGATTGGTCTGGTTCAATGTCTTATATCATGAAAGATACAATCAAACAGTTATATAATCTAATCTGGTTTTGTCGTAAGGTTCAGATTCCATTTGATGTCTATGCTTTTACAAATTGTTTTCCATATCATAATAGAAATGAAGCACGTTATACAGCAAAGAACAATCTAGTTTGTATTGAAGAATCATTTAGTCTTATGAATCTATTCACATCTAAGGTCAACGTTAGAACTCTAGACCATCAGATGAGAAATATATATCGCATGGCGACTCGATTTGGTTACTCTCATGTTTCTTGGGATGATAGAGATAGATTCCAAGTTCCTATCGGTATGGGTCTATCAGGTACACCATTAGATGAGTCTTTGATGTGTTTACATCAAATTATTCCTCAGTTCAAAAAAGACAATAAGGTTGAGAAAGTTCAATGTGTTGTTCTTACTGATGGTGAAGCTTACACACCTTCTTTTCATAATGAGGTTCAACGTCACTGGGAAGATGAACCATACATGGGTAGAGCTGCTATCTGGTCTGGCACATTTCTTCGTGATCGTAAACTTGGTAAGACATATCGTGTGAAGGATTCTACTTTTGGATTCACTGAAGTTTTACTTGACAATCTTAAAGATACATTTCCGTCCGTAAACTTTATTGGTATTCGTCTTCTAGGTTCTCGTGATGCTGGATCATTCATTCGTCGCTATCATGGATGGACAGATGAAGAGTATGACAAGATCATGAAAGGTTGGAAGAAAAACAGATCTGTTTCAATCAAAACATCCGCATATGATACTTACTTTGGATTATCTACAACTGCACTTGCAAGTGAAGATGAGTTTGAAGTTAAAGAAGATGCAACCAAAGCAGAAATCAAGAGAGCATTTGGTAAGAGTCTCAAGGGAAAGAAGATGAACAAAAAGATACTCAGTGAGTTTATAGAACTGGTTGCATGACTAAATAGTTTTAAATTTCAAAATAAAGATGGATCATAAAGTTTCAAAAGACATGATTTCCAGTGGTATGATACCATCTGGTGAGAAGACACAAGCAGATCTAGGTAGAACACAGTATGGATCTGCTCCTTCTCCTAGTTCTTTGATGGAGGCATACAGATCAATGTATGAACATCATCAAAAAGATGCCGATGGTAATGTAATTCCTCATGAGGAAGAAGAGGTCAAAGAAGGTAAAATGCCTGAAGGTCTTAAAAATTATCTTATGAAGAAAAAAGGAAAGAAAGATGATATGAAGAAAGATGATATGAAAAAAGAAGATGTTGACTTATTTGATCTTGTAAAAGATAAGTTGATTGATGAAGGAATTGAGGAAGAAAAAATTCTTAACATCATGGTAAATGCAACTGAGGAACAACTACAACAAATAGTTGAAATGGATAAAATGGGTGGCCCTG